CTATCTGGACTGATGGGCACAAAGCCATTGCGCAAGCGGATCATGCGCGGCTTATCGACGTGCTTAATGATCAGCTGTAGTAGCCCTTTATATAGCCGGGTCATGCCGCCTTCAGCGAACAGGCGCGCAATCATCTCTGTGCGCTGCTGGGCTGCGCCTATTGTTTGCTGGACTGCCATAAGCGTTGAGCTTTGTAGCGCAGATGGATCTAGGCCATCAGCTGCTTTTGATATGCCGGTTCTGTTTTCACGGATCTCGTCCATATAGCCAAGCATTGGGAATGCTTCTTTACCTACGAATGGCAGGGTGAAAGGCACAACCGCGCCAGGTTGACGCATTCTGATCACGCCCCCGGCCTCATTGTTCATCACGTCTTCTAGCGAGGCTTGGCCTTCAACCACGCCCACCCTGGGGTGAGTGCTCATGGCTAAGCTGTCTAAGGATGCCCGCAACACTGCGGTCTTGATGCGCTGAATGTCCATTGTTAGGTCTGCGATGCTCAGACCAAAGAAGCTGTGCGGCTCCGGGTCTGGGCAGAAAAAGGCAAACGGGATCATGTCTACCGGGTCGTTGCGCAGCACTTCGTAAGTAGGGCCAGCGCAGCAAATTTTTCTAAGCTCAGCCACGCCATCGCCGTCCATGTCTATCCGGGCATAGGCTTCTACATACAGCACACGCTGAATTAGGTTGTTGTCTTCAAATGAGCTTTGCTGAAAGCGCTCACGCGCCTCGACGTTAAATAACTCAAAATCAGTCTCGTTGACTGTCGCAAATTGCTCAACATCGTCTAGGTCATAGCCCATAAGGACCATGTCAGACAGCGTCACATAAGATCTGTGCGCAACCAGTTCAGCGTCATCAAGATTACGCGCTGTGCGGTTGATAACTATTTCTTCGGGGGGCACTGCCTCAACCTTGATCTTGCCAACCTTAGATCGGTGCGTTACCCGGACTGAGTGCGATGACTCTTGTTGCTCGCTGCTCATCATCGAGGTCAGCATATCAATCTCAATCTCAGGGTCTGAATTAAGGGCGTTGAGCGCCTGATCGTCTAAATTTAGAAGCTCATAGCTCTGAGTCGTTTCGCTTTCGTCGTAATAATATTTTAGGAAACCACTGCCCTTGACCAGCGCGTCTTTCATGCACGCATAGATAATTTCTACAAAGCTCTGGTCTTGGTCTTGGTTAAGCACATAGTTCACAAAGTCAGTGGCTTGCTTCGCGCCCTCAACGTCTTCCGGGCCTCGCGGGGCAAACTCAACCATGTGGTCAGAGCCGCAAAAGATGCGCATAAGGCTGGGCAGCATGGCCTGCACTGTGTCGCGCACGTCCATCGTCTGCGCCGTGCTGCGGCCCTCTTCGCCAGTGGCCAGTGCTTCGCCGTTGTAATATTCAGCGGCGGTGGCACGCAGCGGGCTGATAGTGTTATCAATGAAATCAACTGCGTCTTCTATGGCCTGCGTGATCGCGGCCTGCAGTTCTTCATCGCCCATGCTTGGGTCTTCTTCAATGAATTCTTCGGAGTCGTATAGTTCAGCCATTAGAGTAGCCCTTGTCTTTCGGGCTCGGATTCTGGCGACATATAAACCGTCCCTGCCATTAAACCGCCAAGGCCATAAAGTGCGCCCTCGCCCTTTATGAATTTAGTTAGTGCTTGTTTTTTTGACTCATCATTGCGCTTTGCTGTCCTGGCAACCACATCATCGAAAACCTCCATGAATGGCCTTGCGTCAGCAACGCCAGTGTCTGCGCCCATCCATACAGACGCTTGGAATTGCGCAGGGGTCATGTTTAATTTGTCAGCTATTTCTGCTTGGAAATCCTCAAGGTATCGGTATTGAGTTTTTGATGGGCTTACCTTGTTCTTAGGATCACCCTTAACCGCCGCAAAGTTATGCGTATCTATTGTCATAGGCGTTTGATTGCCTTTTAGATTTTCCGCAAAGCTAGATGTTTTCGGCCTATTTACTGCGTCAAACCGGCCAGATGCCTGCAAGTCTTGCAGCAAATGGTCTTGGGTTTGGTGAGCTAAATGCCCATAGCCTGCAGGCATATCTTGATTTGTCAGGCCAGCAAAAGGCTTGCCCTGCTGGTCTAACTGTTGCAAATAGCTAGACCTCCTTATATTTGCCGCAACTGTAGACCGTGGGCTGGTTGCAGCTATCTTGTCCACATAGGCCCGGAACGTGGCATCGCCAACTTCTGGGCCAAGCTCATCAATGTAAGCCTGCCGCAACGGGTCTAAGTTGTACCAATCTCTGCCGCCAGCTTGCTCTCCCTTCTTCGCGGCCTCTGACAGTCTCTGCGCGGTTTCTTTGTTGAATAGCTGATCTAAATTTTTGGGCATTCCACGCGGCGGGTCATATCTCTCTAACGCGGATTGGGGCACGTCTGGAGTTTGAGATAGATCAATATCATCTAACGACTTGCCTCCATATATTGCATCGGCTGCTAACTTTACGGCCCTAGGTGCTTTCATAAGGTTGCCCATTGCTACACCAGCAACTGGGATTGCATACGCCGCATCGCCTAATAAACCCAGACCTTGCAGGCCAGAGTCTAGGTAATTGCCTTGATCAAAGTTTTCGGCCATAGACGTGCCGTCAGCCAGCAGCCCTTGCTGGAGTGTTTCATTGCCGGTGGGCATTCGCCCTGCTTCGCCAATTGCATCGGTAGCGCCAAAGCCAGGGGCCATGCTTGCGCCAACGTAGCCTAATTGGCCTGGTGTTGGTTTTATGGATTGCGCAGAGGCATTAAGCGCCTCCAGTTCGGCTGCGCTTAGGTCGCCCATCTGCCTAAAGTAATCAAGAATGCCAGCCAACTACTTGGCCTTCTTTTTGCTTGGCTTTTTTTCTGCGGGCGCTCTGCGGGACATCAGCTTTTCAATGTCAGCGGCTGCGTCAGCAACGCCGCCTGGTCCCCGTCGGTAGGTTTTATTAGACATCCAGCGAACCCCACATATGGTGATTAGTTGGGGTTCATTTTACCACTCAGACGATATTCAACCCTCTTCTGAGCGGCTTTTGCCAGTTGGTTGCTTGGCTTTTGCCGCCAGCCATAGAGATTGCGTCAGAGGCAAATGTGAGGCAGAGCGCGTCTGCCAGGTCGGGAGATCGAAGGCCACGCTTGCGCATACCGTCTTTTGATTCAAGCTGCATCTTGCCGCTCGATGTGAATTTGTACTTCGCGCTAACGAGCTCGGCCAGCAAGTCATCGTCTTTAGGTAGAGCGCAGTCGCGGGCCTCTAGCCAGGCTTTAACCTTAAACCACAACTCGGCTCTCAAGTTGATATACGTCTGCTTAGATGAAGGCGACTCGCTTGAGTTGATGCCAACGGCAGGCAGGCCAAGCTCTCTAAGCCGGTCACACACGCCACCACCAAGGCCAATGCTGTCCACGTTGATTTGCACGGGCTGGTTGCGCGGCTGCAGGGACTCATACTCTGCCACTACCGCGCCGGTGAGTTGCATTAGGTCCAAGCCCTGCCAAGTTTGAATGGCCACCAACTCGCGGCCCCGGCGCTTAGCCAGGGCGGATCTATCACTACCAAACCGGCTCACGTCCAGCCCCCAGATCATAGGCTCATCGTCTGTTATAATTACGTCCCGGCGCTGCGCACTCTCGACAAGCTCCAGCGGGATTGCGGTATCGTCATCTCTTTGAGGAAATTCCCCTAGCACCCTCACGCGGTAGGCGTTGCTCTCTTCGCCAAAGCGCTTGGCCATCTCAGACACATAGTCATCGCTCACGCGCGGCGAGTCTATGCAGCTGACCTTGCGGGTCCACCAATCATTGGTCATGCGGTGGTGCGTATCGAAGAAGAAGCCAGAGCTTCGTGTTGGGTTGCCTAGCAGAATCGTTGTTGCGTTTGCGCCACTCATTGAGCCAGCTGCCGCCTCAAATACGCTCTCAGGGATGCCAGAGGCTTCATCGGCCACTAACAAAACATTGTCAGAGTGGACACCAGCCAAAGATTCTGGCTGCTCTGAGCGACTTGTCCTGCAACTTATGAAAGCCTCGCTGGGCGCTGCCTTGAGACTCACTCTGTCGCTCTTAACCTCTAAAAGCTCTTTGATGGCCACAGGGCTTTCACTGATCCAGCGCTTAACTTCTGCGAACAGGGCATCAAATAACTGGGCACTTGTTGGGGCGGTGACAACGATTTTTACAGGGTAGCGGGTAAGCAAGTACCAAAGCATTGCCCAGGCAGCGCCAGTTGACTTGCCTATGCCGTGGCCAGACCTCACAGAAATGCTGCGCTCACCAGAGGCTATGGCCTCCAGCAACTCTATCTGCCAAGGGTCGGGAGATTGGTTTAGCACTTCTCTGACAAAGGCCACCGGGTCTGTGCGGTACTTTTTAACGAAGCCTATATATGGGTTTTCTGCCATGCCATATTTTAACTTGTTTGTATGCGGTAAAACCCCTGAGAGGTTTTCCCACATCGTCAGAGCAAAGGTCCGAGCAGAAATGAGCAGAAATGAGCAACGCTCCGAGCAGGTCAGGGACAGGTCAGGGATTCGTTATTCGGATATGTTTCGCGGGTTGAGCCTGTTGCTTGAGTTATGAAATGGATCGTCGGAATCTATGCCACAAGGATGGCCGTCTTTTGTAAATCGCGCCTCTAAGCTCTCTCTCAAGTCTTCCCAATCCAAGTCATGCTCATCACAAATTTCCTCCATATCCACCAACGTGAGGCCGCTAACCCAAAACGTGAAGTTCGTCTTTTGCTCGATCAAATCCCACACCAAGTCATTTAGCGCGTCATCGTTTAAAGAGATTAAAGCGCCAGCTTCCTCAAGCGCTGACATAGCCCAGTCCTTGCACTCCACCAGGTCTAAGATGGGCGTTCGTTGTCTTCTAAACTTTCTAACCAACGGAGGGCTGACGAAAACGGAATCGACTAGGTCGCCCTTTTCAAAGTCGATCCTTATTGTGCCCTGACGCCACATCTCGTCTTCTTCAAGCTCTACCTTGACCAACATATCGCCAAACTTTTTACTTACCATCGTGCTGCTCCAGATAATCTTCAAACGCAACAGAGTCAACGACCACGCCCTCAGCAACTTCATCAAGCGAAATGTCGCAATAACCCTGCTCAATCAGATCCTCAATGTGCTCAATGCACCAGTTGAAATCAGGACAGAAATCAAGCACAGGGGTGTGGTCTTCGGGGCTGATTCGGTCTGCGAACGGCAAGCGGTAGTGTCCGATCTGAAAAGTGTCCTCAAACCACTCGACGGTGTCCACCCAGCCATCTTTGTGCTCATGCGCCTTAATTTCGATGCTCCAGCCGCCAAGGTCACCAGAAGGTTGACCCTCTGCGCTGAGAAAGCCAGCGACCGAGCCGTAGCCGCTTTCGATGTGGTCTAAGTCCAAAACGCCAGCTTTGTGGCACGAAACGAAATCTTCTGCTGCTTGTTCGATTGATTTTTCCATTATCTTCACCTTTTTCTTTTTCCAATTTAATTACTAAAGCGCCCTGGGGCAAGCCGCTTACGCGGCCTCCATCTTATTTTCAATTGCAGCTATCATCGCTTCATACTCTCTTTCAGTACCCTCAAACTGCACTGTTTCGTAAAAGCAATCTAGCAAAGTCGCACCTTCTTCTAGGTAGCCTTCTCGCAAACCTTCTACAAGATCGGCTTGTAAAGTCACAAGCGTGCTGGCAATCCAATCTTTTTGTTTAACAACCATTTGTCCTGTCCGAGCATCAAAATAAGCCATGTCTTTTCCTTTCGTTTCTTGTTTCGACGAAAGAATTATCTCCTATTTTGTATCTCTTGTCACCTTTTAGGGTACAAATAAGTTAAATAAATATGAGAAAATTAAGATCCCAAAACCCATATATGGAACCAATATGTACAAGTCTAATAGCTCCGGTTTTAAAGCCGCGCACAAGAATCGACCAGCAACTAAGCAAGAGCGCTCAGCACGCATGGTTGCGGGCAATCGCGCGCCTGTAGTCAAGCCACCCTACCCGCCACGCTAGCCGTGGCTGCAGCGAAGCCAGCTAAAGGCAAGGCCCGCGTAAAGGTGACGGCCAGCGGTAAGCGGGTGTCTTACGGCCAGGCCGGTAAAGGCAGAGTGAAGCCGGGCACCAGCAAAGGCGATGCCTATTGTGCTCGTTCGGCTGGGCAAATGAAAAAACACCCCAAGGCTGCGGCTAATCCCAACTCGCCGCTGCGGCTCAGTCGCAAGCGCTGGAAATGCAGCGGAACTAAATCTAGGAGTAAATAATGGGTAACGGCCTTTATAAAAATATTGCCGCTAAAAGGCGAAGGATCAAGGCGCAGAAAGCTGCGGGGAAACCAGCGGAGCGAATGCGTTCGCCTGGCTCAAAGGGAGCGCCGACTAACAAGGCTTTTAAGCAGGCTAGGAAAACGGCGAAAAAATAATTTTTTTTTGGTGCGTGGGGGGCTACCCCTACCCACCCCCCCACCCCCTGCATCGAAGGGGGGGTCTGGCCGGTCAATCCAATTGTTCCACGGAAGTGTTCCACGGCATTGTTTCACGGAAAGTTCGCATAACCTCCATTATGTTAAATTGAGAATCCGCGTAAGTCATTGATTTCATTACACTAACAGCCGAACACGCAATTATGCGCAATGTTCCACGGCCAAAATCCCACTTAACCATGCTTTTTCTGAATTGTTCCACGAAATTGTTTCACGCCATTTCCTACGCGCATGGCCGGGTGCGCCCGCCAGTGTGCGGGAGCTAGGTTCCACCCTCATCATGGTCAACAGTCACACCGTTTGTGATCGCCCGTAACGCGTCAAGATGCTGATCACCGAGCGTCACATTGATCAGCGGGTCACGCTTCTCACGCCAGTTGTCCGGGTTCACATTACCGGCCAGCCACTTGCGTGTGTCTATGCGCAGCTTGCGGACAGTCGCATCATGGGCATCAACAGTCGCGTCAGCGATCTCCAGACATTCTTCAGCAAGTGAGTCAGCCCATAGCCTGCGTGCGGATAGATACCTATCGTGCCTACCCTCGGTATCCTCTAGCCATTTGTAGAACGCACGCCTACCGACCTGGCATTCCTTCATCGTGTTAACGACAGTCTTGCCACCAGCAATCATGTTGAAGATAGCGTCTTCGCCCTTCTCATCCAGTGCTTTCATCTGCGCCCTTATAATCGGCCTACCCGGCATCAGTCTGCTCCAAGTTCGTTTAGTATATCGTCCAGGTCATCGTCTAGCGTCTCACGGAAATCGAAGTATTCTTCAATCGAGCGCTTCCTGTTGACCGGCTTCTCCGCTACCGGCTTCGCCTTCTCAACCGGCTTCACCGGCTCTGGCACCTTAGCACCAGCAACCACCTCGACAGTGTTCCATCTGTATCCGCAATCGTAACACTCTCGCCTACGTTTTACGCCATTTGCGTCCTTCGTTGAGTCCACAACATGACTACCCTTACCACACTGCCTGCAATTCATTTAAACCCCTTAGAGCGCGTTATATGCGCTCTCAGCCGCCACTATCCGCTCCACCTGTGCAATCGCCTCACCACGCGCCACCATGTCAGTCGTGTACCGCAGCACCCGATAACCAAGCTCAAGCGCAGCGTTATACTTAAAACAATCAGACTTAAAGCCAGCACCAGTTGTGTGCCTACCGCCTGACCACGTCCCGCCCTCAACCTCTATCACCAGCGCAAACTCTGCCAGCAGGAAGTCGAACCGAAACCGCCGCTTAGGGATCAACATCAACTCGCGCTCATAGCCAATGCCCCTGGCATCCAATTGACCAGCAAGCGCAATCTCGCCTTTGCTGCCCAGCGACTTATTACCAGCTGTCTTCGCCTTGGCCTTCGCCTTCGCTTTAGGCTCAGTCTTGGCCTTAGCGATTGCCTTTCTTCGCCTGGCTACCATGAGTGCCCAATGTGGATAAAGCGGCTTATACGCTTATCCAATGGCCCAAGTGCGACACGTTGGGTCATATGTATATATAGGAGAGGTGTCGCAAGTGTCGCAGCCCCGTAAGCCATTGATTTATATGGCATTTTTCAGTGCGACACCTAATAAACGTAAGTGTCGCATTCTCAAGGTGTCGCAAACCCGCAAAGCACTGTCGCGCCTACGTTTCAAGCTGCGACACCAAGAAAAAGTGCGACACCTTGGTAGTGTCGCAAGTGTCGCGGTGTCGCAGATTATGTTAAATAGAAATGGCATAGCCAAGCGCTCACTCATCCACCAACCCGTCTTGAATCCACTGGCCAACAGTCACGAATTTGCGCTTATGGCGGGCACTGTCTGTCTTCTCAAGCTCTCGCAAAGCGCCTGACGTAATCCAAGCCTTTATGAACACCTTCACCTTGGCCTTAACCTCTGGTTCTTCTATATCCATGTCCAGCGCAGTAGCCACAGCTATCCCCACCCAATCCGATGACTGCGCACTGGCCCGCCACTCGCTGGCATAGATCAGCCGCTGCACGCGCTCCACATCCTTTAGGCTGAGATTGGTAAAGGCATCAGGCCACTGCCAAGGCGTACTCACGCCCACAGAATCCCCATTGGCAAGCTCAACGCTCACCATCTGCCGCCAGGTATCGTCCACCGATGGTGGTGCCAAGTTGTCTTTAGAATCGCCTTCGCGGGAGTAACGCCAAAACTGGTCCTCGCCAATGTCAGCCTCGCGCGCTTCCTTGGCAGTCATCCGCTGCAGCCGCCTGACGTGGCGCGCAGCGTCAACCAACGCACTAGCGCCCCTTGCATCGCTGACTGATGCCTCTACCTGCGCATTGCCCTTGCGAACGTGGTGAACAAGCTCTATGGAGCAGTTGCCATCGTTGCAAACCTGCGCCCAGCGCTTCACCACAAGATCAATTGCAGTGTTGTCGTTTTCGCTTAGCTGGTGACTAGAAACAAAGGGGTCGACTATTAAACAGTCAATCTTTAGGTCAATTATGTGCTGAGTGAGCGCATCAGCCGCTGGCGTGAGTATGTTGGTGCCCGCGATATTAGTGGCCATGATCAGCGGCTCATCGCGTCCCGAATTCACAAGCAGCCTGTCTCCGAGCTCGCCTTGGCTCACATTAAAGTGCTGGCAAATGGCGGCTATGCGCCGCTGCAGTTCATCTATCGGGTCTTCTAAATTCCACACCCACACTCGGCGCTTCTCTGTCTGGATGCCCATCAAGTCACGGCCGGTTGCCATCGCCACAGCTTCAGCCAGCGTAATCGCAGTCTTGCCCGTGCCGCCCGGAGCGACAGTCACGGATAGAAATTTTCTAATATAGTGCCGCCCATAAACCCACTGGCGAGGCGGAATCTTCGCGGGGTCTTGCAGCACAAAAGGCTGCGGGCTGAGAATGATCTGGTTAGGCGCTTCTTCTATATGCTCACTGGCCACCAGCTGGTCGCCCATAGAGCGCTGCTCGTTCCTTGGTATAGTGCCATCGAGAAGGCTATTTATGGTCTGGTCAACCTCTTGCCGGGGCAGCGGATCAGTACCCATAGAGTTCATTAAATGGGCCTTTTCTGCTATCAATTGGCGGTCTAAACCGCTTTTAGCTAGTCTGCCTACCAAGCTGGCTAAATCGTTGTTTCTTGACCCGATTTGGCTCCCTGCGTCAGCCACTGAGAAAGAGCCGAATCCTTCCCCGCTGGCCACCGCCTGCGGCTTAGGCACATTAAAGTTATCTATTTTGCGCAGATCTGTGGCAGACAGCTTGGGCAGCATCCGCCAATCCACATCCACGCCCGGATCATCCATGCGCTTATAAACGTGGCCTGACTCATGGATTGACCCCGGCGCGATGACGCAACCGCCAGCCCCGCGCAGATCAATTCTCAGGTCGGGGTTGACCCCGTTCCTAATCTCAAAGTTTGGGTCTGCTTGGAAGTAGTAGTGCTTGCCTTTTGATGTGCGGACAGTGCGAGGCGTGTGCGTGAGATTAGACTCTACATAGGCCATTGCAGCATCGCTGTCTGCATCAACGACTACAATCTGCTTGCCAGTAATGATGGCCCAGTTGCAGCCGCTGTATTTTGCAGAAGAAAGCCAGTATTCGACCTCCTCTGTTGGCGGCTCAGCTGTTTGGTATTTCGCCCAAGACACCACTGGCCTTTTATCAACCGGGTGCGCAGGCACCACGGTGAAGCCCTCCTCCCACAGCGCCCTGGCCTGCTCCTTGGCTTGCTCACGACTTGTCACAAGCTCAGCCACTGGCCTGTTCGCCAAACAAATCAGGTCGAAGCTCACCGCGCGGTATGCCGGTGATGGCCTCTACCGCCAGCACCCGCTCAGCTGGTATCTTATCTGCCCACTTCCACTTATATACTGAGCCGCGTGAGATTTCTAAGCGGCTGGCAAGGTCGCTAACTTTAATTTTCTGCCAGAGGTTTTCGTTCATCATGTTTCGACTGTACACCTTTAGGGTGACAGTTTAAAACGTGACTGGTTTTTTTGATTAAGTGTTGTCAGTTGTACCCTAAAGGTATACATTCCAAAGACATTCAACAAAAGGGAACACCATGACCACTGAAATCGGAGATCGCATAAAGCAACTCCGAAGCGCTAGGGATCTATCTCTCAGGCAGTTAGCGGAAATCTCGGACATTTCATTCAATCAAATTCACAAGTACGAAAAAGGGGTAAGCGTGCCGAACAAGGCAAGCGTTGTTAAGCTGGCTAAGATTTTTAACGTAAAACCCACCTGGCTGCTATTTGGCCGCGATCTCGACGCAACCGAATCAGACAGCATTCAAGAAGGCTTTGACGCGCTCAAGGAAGGCGGCAAGCAAATGATCCGCGATAACATAAACTACTTACTTTCTCTGGAGAGCGCAGAAAAACAAAACGGGGAGCAGTAAAAGGTGAAGAAGATGTTAGAAGAAAATAAGAAAAACCAACGAGTCTTCGACCATTACATCGACCGGGCGGTCACTGAACCAAACGTCTTTGCGCGACGTTACCACGGCTATAATTTGTTCGTCAGTGGCAAAAACGCAACAGAAGGAGTTTGCGCTCTACGCTCTGTTGGCAACGCACGAGCACGCCCCCGCGAGCTTGCCGCTCGCAAAGCTAACGCTAAATTTTACCAAGGCGATTTTGGCAGCTGCGCTGTAGTGATCACCGCTGGCGTTTTCGTGGCTGTGCGAATCGGCAAAGAAATTTTTTACTATGGCGTGAAAAACTCAGACCGCTCGGCGGTAATGGATGTAGCGCGGCGAGCGCACTGCATTTATGATATGCGCGCCTTGCCGATCCAAGCGATTGCTAGGCAAAGCAAAAACGTGATCCACTACGCCTTCTAAAAATAATTGTTTCTTTTGTACACTTTTAGTTGACAGCTAATTTTGTACGCCTTACTGTTTCTCCTGTAATAGAAACGGAGACAGTAAGTGAACGAACAAGCAACACAAAACCCCACCCCCATACTTGGCTCTAATGAGCCGAATCTCAACACAATGGCATTCCGCTGGCGGCTTTTAAAAGACGCAGAAGAAAAAGCAAAGCTTGAGCGCGTTCAGTGCGAAAGCGATATGTTGCCGTTTTTAGATCAGCGCGAAGAAGGCGCTTGCACTACCACCCTGTCAGACGGCACTAAGATCACAGTCAAAAATAGCTTTGGTCGCAGCATCCACTGGGACACTTGGAAGCGCATCCAGAAAAGAATCCCCACAGAATTGCACCCCATCAAGCTGGTCGAAATGTTGGACGAAACTCGCCTGAAGTTCTTACTCCAGAACGAACCCGACACGTACAAAATCATCAGCGAGGCGATCACCACCACCCCGCGCAAGCCAAATATCACAGTCAAAAAAGCGGAGCAAAACTAATGGCGTTCGACCTATCAGCAATCTCAAAAACAAAGAATGACCGCCCCGTGTTTGCCATTTTGTATGGCACAAGCGGCGTTGGTAAAACGACAGTCGCAAGCCAAGCAGACAAGGTAGTTTTTCTGCCCACTGAAGATGGCGCGGGAAGCCTCACGCTTGACGCATTTCCAGTAGCTCAGAGCTATGAAGATGTGCTGCAGGCCATTGGCTCGCTTTACGCCGACCACAAGTTTAAGACGCTGGCACTAGATTCACTAGACCATCTTGAACCACTGATCTGGAAAAAGGTTTGCGCAGACAACAATGTTAAGAGCATAGAGCAACTCACCTATGGCAAAGGCTATGTGATGGCGCTAGACCTATGGCGTGAGTTGTTAATGGCGCTGCGTGGTCTGCGCGACCAGCGCAAGATGAATGTAGTGCTAATAGCTCACCACCAGATACGCAAGTACCAAGACCCTGAGATGGACCAGATAGACCGATATGAGATTAAGTTGCACTCGAAAGCCAGCGCGCTGGTCCAAGAATCTTGCGACATGGTGCTGTTCTGCAAGCACAAAAACATCACCAAAAAAGAAGATACAGGCTTTGGCAATTCGCGCACGCGTGGCATAAGCACCGGCAAGCGCGTGATGTGTACAACAGAAACGCCAAGCTATTTCGCTAAGAACCGATTCGGTTTGCCCGACGAACTAGATCTTTCGTGGTCAGCATTGGCCGCAGCACTTAACCCCACACCAGAAATCACACAAGCAAAAGGATAGAAAAATGGCATCACTAGTTTTTAGCGCAGCAAGCGTAGAGATAGAAGAACGCCCCTCACGCCAGCCGGTCCCGAAAGGAACCTATAGCGCGATGATCACCGAATCAGAAATGAAACCAACCAAGCGCGGCGATGGCCGGTACTTGCAGCTGGTCTGGGAGATCACCAAAGGCGAGCACATGGGTCGCATGATCTGGGACCGCCTCAACGTGGAAAACCCAAACCCCAAGGCAGTAAAAATTGCGCAACAAGACCTCGCGCAGATTTGTGCGGCGCTTGGCAAAGGCGGCATAGATGACTCTGATGAGCTTCACTACAAGGAGGTTTTGATTGACGTGGAAATCTCCCCGCCAAGCAATGGCTATGAAGCCAGCAACGAGATCAAGGGCTACTCAGCCCCAGCCGGTGCCGCACCAGTTGCACCCGCCGCGCCCGCGCCCGTAGCGCAAGAAAGCTTCGTAGATGACATCCCCGGCGGCGCACCAGCGAAGCCTTGGGAGCAATAGAAAATTAGACCAAGGGGGTTTCACCTTCCTCCTCATTAGCGTGTTCCCCGTCCGCGTGGTCAAACAGACGGGGCTAAATTTTTGGCAGCTGCGTCCACTCCAACACTTTGGTTTGCCTCCTTTCCGAAGGGGCGTGGCTGCTTTTTTTGAAGGATCAAGCATGACAATTTTATTGGCAGAAAAAACACTGGCGGCAATAAACGAAGCCATTGAAGCCGACCAGGACGATTCGCCTGGTCGCGCGCACTTGGGCGCTTCTATTATTGGCCGCGAGTGCAGCCGTGAGCTTTGGTACACGTTCCGCTGGGTTGCCAAAAAACTGCACCACGCCCGCATCTTGCGCCTTTTTTCGCGCGGGCAAAACGAAGAAGAAAGATTTAACGAATACCTAAAACAAGGCGGGTTGACCGTTTGGGATGTAGACCCGGAAACGGGTGAGCAATGGCGCATAGCAGATGTTGGCGGTCACTTTGGCGGCTCACTCGATGGCGTAGTTTTAGGCTTGCCAGACGCGCCAGAAGAGCCGCACGTCAGCGAGCAAAAAACGCACAACACAAAGAGCTTTAATGCCGTGGCACGGCAAGGCGTGCTGGCAAGCAAGCCTGAGCATTTTGCGCAGATGCAGATCTATATGCATAAGATGAATTTGAAGTGGGCACTTTATCAGGCCGTCAACAAAGACAATGACGATCTCTATTTTGAGCGCATAGCTTACGACCCGCAGGCCGCTGAGCAGCTACTTAGAAAGGCCAAAAATATCATTGCCAGCGAAGGCCCGCTGGAGCGCATGAGCGATGATCCCACTTGGTACAAGTGCAAATTTTGCGACTACCACCCCATTTGCCACGGCAACCAAACGCCAGCCGCAAACTGCCGAACCTGCGCGCACAGTACGCCAGTGCTTACTGGCACCGCTGGCGAGTGGAAGTGCGGCAAGCACCAAAAGCCAAGCACCGTGGAGGCGCAAGGCAAAAGCTGCAACCTACACAATTTCATACCGCCGTTGCTGGCGAACTGGGCAGAGCCGACTGACACAGACGGCGATAACGTCACCTACACAAATA